GCTAGGTAGCCTATTTGGCTTCGAATTTTCTGGAGCCTGGGCTAATTTATTAACCCATAGGTCGTACCGATTGCATGTTAAAAATGCAGTTGAAGGTCAAACTAAGGACTACGCCGACATTAATTATGCGGTTGGCCAACCAATGGGAGCGTTAAGCTCCTGGGCCTCCTTAGCTTTCACTCACCATTTTATTGTGCAGTGTGCTGCGTGGCATAGTGGCTATCGATTAGATAGACTATACACGAATTACGCTATTCTCGGAGATGATATTGTTATCGGTGACTATAAAGTAGTTACCCAATATCTCGAGATGATGAAGTCTCTAGGTGTTGATATTGGGATTCATAAATCCCTAATATCTCACAAAGGGACCGCTCTTGAGTTTGCTAAACGAACTATTTATAAAGGAGTGGACGTAAGTCCTGTTCCTTTAAAAGAATTCTATGCTGCTACTCGACATATAGGGGCGTTTAAGGAGCTGATGAAGAAATTCAACGTCAGTTTCTCAAATTCCTTACATGCTCTTGGAGCAGGGTGGAAAGTTCGAAGTTGGCTTAACAAACCAATAGGTAAACTATCATCCCGAATTAGATTGCTTATTTTAGCAACTAATATCCCGCAAACTAAGGAAGAAGTAGTAACTTTCTTCAACCTTGGTCAGGCTCCTGTTCCTCAATTTAAGAATGATTCAGAATTGATCATTCAAAAATTTACGGAAACAGAAATCAGAAGATTAACAACCAAATTGATGGAATCCTGTCAAGTTGGAAATTATGATCCTGATGCCTATGGCCTTGAGTTTATGAAATCCTATTTTCTATCCGAGTTCGGAATAGGTAAGGGACCATTGAAGTACGAAAAACGACTTCTTGCAGATGTTTTAACTAATCTACTTAGATTGTTATGGCATCCGGCTATGTTACAAAACGTAGCTGAGGCAAAAGTGCTTTTAAAACAAGCACATAATATCCCCAAGGATGATTTCGTCTCATTGTATAGTGGGTTCATAGAGCTTAACGATAAAATCGCTGCTCGATCTCCCCACGTATTTGCGACTGTACGTCCAAATCCTGCCGAAATTAAGGGCCTTTTAGCTCCTAATCAGGTTAGATTGTGGAAACGATGGTCTCAAATAATACAAAATACTACAAGTATCACTCATAGTAGCTCGTAACGATTCGCGTCATACATTATCCC